AAATAGGGACAATACACCTTTTCGAGCTCTAGATTATTTGGCAGCTTGAAGAGAGCCGTGCACTGCTTGGCGGCCTGCTCACCTAGTTGCCAACTGTACTCGATTGCAGCCTGGCCCGTGCGACCCTGAACATCAAACTCAACCATTACAGAGTCTGTATTGTGCACTATTAGCTGTCCAACGCCAGCTTGAAAATGATGATTCTCAGTGGTCAAATCGTACACGGGTCCTTTGTACTCTACGGGCTCGATTGATATAATTTTATGCGAGTACTGGTCGAGCCCAAAATGTCTAACACTTTGTAAAAGTATAAACATACCAAGTCGACAAGTATCAGATGATATCAATCTGTGAGCATCACGGACACCTTGTATAAATGACCATTTGATAGCCCTGGTGCTATTGAGTATACATTGTGGTACGCACTTTTCACCTGAATGAGTATAAGATATCTGGCGTGACGCAATCACATTTTGGCGTATTTTATCAGTCAGAATCAATTTATTTCCAACAATTTTAGATGTAGCCTCTATGATACATTGGTAAAAATGCAATTTAGTAGTATCCGGATTATCAAGTTCCCAATGGGACCCTTCACAGTGTCCATCAGACATGAAGAACCCACAGAGTTGAGCAAATTCTGCTGACACCGATTCGTGTTCATTAAACTTGGTCGGGAATGAATGAAGAAGTTTGTCACCCACTGAAAGTTCACCTGGTTTCACCATGGTTCCATCTGGTCTTAAGAGCGAGTGGTCCTCCGTAACCTTTACATTACCAGTGGCAGTTATGACTTTTAAAATTTTCTTATCAGTCTCGTGCCGAATCACGTTCAGGACCCGGGTCCAGCCCTTTTCGGTCCACGTCTCTGTGCCTTCTGGGAGCCGTGAAAAATCTTTTTCATCAGAGGTAACCCAGTCGGACCCTTTGAGTTCATCGATTCTTTTTACAGTTATTTGGCCCCGAATTCTGAGCAAGAGAACCGTGTCGCCCGTGACAGAGTCACCGTAGCGCACCTTGGCACCCGCAAAGTTGGCTTCCACGTAATTTTTAGTCTCATCAATCATCCCGCGGCCCCTCATGGTCACGGTGGAGGCTATGGCCACGCAAGGAAGCATTCCCTTTGAGGCACCCGTGAAACCGTACACGGAATTCATAGAAATCTTGTACGCAAGCTGTTTGCCATTGTAAACCTGTTTCATTGCACCCGTGGCACCCGCCATATCAGCCTTGGCCTTTTTACGAAATTGTTTAAGCTCTTTTAGAACCTCTGGGAGCAAGCTCGGAACATCTTGGGCAAATCGATACGGTCCAAATTGCTCGTATGTTATACCGGGTACATTTTCATATTTGGGGTTCAGGACCAAGGTGGAATAGCACAAGTTGTGTGCAATCATTATGGATGGGTACAGGCCCTCAAAGTCCAAGGCGGTGATTGGTGTATAATAAGCACCCGTCTGAGCATCAAGCACCGTTGCACCTTCATACTTTTCCTCAGGGCCCTTATTTTTTGGAACCCTAATGGTCGGAATCATGTACCCGAGTTCACGCGCCTTTCGGGTCATCTGGCTAAAAACTTTAATCTGCTGACCCCGTTCAGAAAGATAATTGATGGGCACCCAAGTCGCCTTGGCCATTTCTAAAAGGTTCAGCAAGTTACAAAGTTTATCCATGAGCATATGAGGCAAAATTGTATCCTTGATGCAGTACTCGGCGACCTCTGCAAGTTCGGCCGGGTCACCTTTGGCGTACCGCCTAAACATCTCCTTGGGTGACATGTCAAGTTTTTGGTCACCTAAAAAGTGTTTAGAAACAAAGTTGAGCGAATACGAGTCGAGCTTTTGTTCGCGTTTGACATCGTGAAACAAGTCAAAGATAAATCGGCCCGGCATCGGGAGCATCTTGAGAACATTATTTCCCAGAGCATTTGAGGACAAGTTTTTGTGAACACTTTCGCACGCGTGCCCTATAATCTTACTCAGGTCACTGAACTGGCCCAAGCACTGTGTCATTGCGGCACGGATATATAAAAACTCCAAGTCAAACCCAAAGATGTTCCAGCCAGTCATAATGTCCACATCGTGGTCCACCAAAAACTTTCTGAACCCTAATAAAAGTTCCTTTTCCGTATTAAATGATACGACGTCTGGGCCATTTGTTTTTTTGTAGCACAAGCAAACCTGTTTGTAAATCTCTTTTTCACCGAGCCTCTTAAGGGTCACGGCAATCTGAAAGACTGCGTCGCCAGGTATATTTGGGTCCGGAAACTTTCCAGTTGAGCTATTTGTTTCTATATCAAACGATGCAACTACAAAGGGGGCCAAGTCATCGCGGGCAACTGGTTTAAGAGTTTTCCAGTCCGAGCACAGGAGTCCAATGTTGCACCTTGAAAATGAATCAGGTTCGCACAGGTCACCGGTGTCCACCCAGCCAGTCGATTGAATCCCTGACCGGTGCATAAATCTCAGAAGGGGTTCCAGGTTGGACTCGTAGACCCGTATCTGGGGATTCTTACGAAGGTGATAATCACATGATTTCATCGAGGTCAAAGTTTTGAAGTTGACCTTCATGAAGTCGCTTTTTTCGTTATTCTGGAATCCCCATAAATCCTTACCTTGCACCAAATCACAGCTTTTAGCCCCGAGCATCTCCTTGAACATGACTTTTTCGTTTGTATTTTTTCCAAGCTTGACAAAAAAGTACGGTTCAAACTCGGTCGTGACACAGACAGACTCGCCAGACTCAGTTCGTCCAAATATACTAATCATATGAGCCGTATCAGTGTCAGCCGCGTGCCACGTGAGAGCTTCGAATATTGTCATTTTTGTGGGTACTTGTTTACATAGTGCGCTTCTTGTTTAATGTAATAATTTCTTGGCTACAAGTAAAGATGGCTGTTGAACTTGTCTCTCGCGGTGCACAGGATGTCTACCTCACAGGAACCCCAGAGGTGTCTTTTTTTCGCCAAAACTATCGCAGGTACACCAACTTTGCTCAGCGCAACATCAAGTTGGACTTTATCGGAAACTTGGCTGCCAGTTCAGAGGTGTCCATCAAGATTCCAAACAAGGGTGACCTTTTATCATACATGTGGCTCGACCTTGACTCTGGAACGGCTGCGGCCACCGGAATTTTATGTGGAGACGCAACCAGTTCGGCCGTATTTGAACTATGGATAGGGGGTCAGCTCATCGACCGCCAAGATGCCTTCTTTATGGTCCGTCACTGGAACAAGTACCTCGCGGACTCTGCCGCAAAGCCCGCCGCAGCAAGCAGTGCAGGTGTTGTCACAGCCACAAACTGGCTCCCTTTGCACTTTTTCTTCTGCGACAGCGTGGCATTGCCTCTTATCTCACTTCAGTATCACGAGGTCGAGGTCCGCATCAAGTTTGCCTCTTCAGGTGACCCAAGTGCCATCAAGTTTTATGCCAACTACATTATGCTTGACACAGATGAGCGAGCTGCATTTGTCAACATGGACCACGAGATTCTCATTGAGCAGATGCAAAAGATTGGGTACTCTGGAAACAAGTTTGACTTGAGTCTCTTTAATCACCCAGTCAAGTCTCTTCACTGGAATGATAGCACCAGCACTGGCGAAGTTCAGATGTACCTCAATGGCACTGAAATATTCAACACCACTGTGCCCAAAAAGTTTTTTAATCAAGTCCAAGGGTACTATCATTCAGAGTACTGGAATACTGAACTCACTGCACAGAATTCGGAACTGTACATGTACTCTTTTGCACTCAAGGCGAGCAAGCACCAGCCGTGTGGCTCGTGCAACTTTTCGAGGATTGACACGGGTACGCTCAATGTGACCGGGACGCTCAATTACTTGTACGGAGTCAACTTTAACGTGCTCCGAATTAAAAAGGGTCTCGCGGGACTTGCATTTAGCAATTAAATCCATTCAATCTGGATGGTTGAAATATTTTGATTGCAGTATTTTAAATGTCGGTTCCTAAAGATACTAAATTATATGAAAAAGTTAAAAGATTTATTTACAAAAAGTATCCAATTCATTCAGCGTACCGAAGTGGTCTTCTTGTAAAGAAATATAAAAAACTTGGAGGTGTGTACATTGGAAAACTAAAAGGACCTCTTGCACGATGGTTCAAAGAAGACTGGAAATCAAACACGGGGCACTATGGGTACACTAGCAAATCTTCCGTGTTCCGCCCGACAAAAAGAATTTCAAAAAAGACTCCGACAACTTTTTCAGAACTGTCACGAAAACAAATTTTAAGAGCCAAAAGAGAAAAGTACCATAAAGGACACGTTACAAAGTTTAAATTATTTTGATTTCAGGAATCTCGTGGCGCTCCAGTATGAGCTGCGCAATCTTTGACCCGAGCTGTACCGTAAACGGCTCTTGTGAGTGATTGAATAAGAGGACACTGATTTCACGGTGGTGACCCGCATCTATGACCCCTGCACCGACCTGAATACCATTGTGTATCGCGAGACCAGAGCAAGACGCTATGCGCCCGTAGAGACCCATCGGTATCTTGACGCTAATTCCGGTGGTCACGAGGACACGGTCACCTGGACTTATAGTGCACTCTTCGGCCGAAAACAATTCGTACCCGGCTGACCCTTCTGTGGCTCTTCTGGGAATGTACCCGTGAGAACTCGTTCGGTGGACTTCCATTATACAGTTATGTGCGGGACCCTCTCTAACTTCAAAGTACAACGTGCCATCATCAACTTTCCCCAAGTACTGTGGTCCTGCGGGCAACTTTTTCAAGTACTCTGCGGCGACAC